TAACTGGCATCCATCATGTTGGCGCCGCCACCTGTGGTAGTAGGAATTCTACGCTGATGCATTTCATTTTTGACACGTTCCACAAATTGCATGGCCATGTGGCTGGGCATGTTGCCCACGTCAATTTTGAACAAGCGTCGCTCTGGAGCACGTTGCACACGATAAATCAATACAGAATCTTCCAGCAATTCTTTTTGTTTGTATACTTTAAAAATGTTTTCAAGTATACTTTGTCCAAATGGCCAGAAAAAATCCAAGCCTTCGTTCAAACTCAAATGCACAATATGTCGACTGTCTATACAACTTTCGTTCATGGCCTGAGTAAATCTGTTGTTGCCTACACCACCACCTGCTCCACCATAACCGCCACCGTTGGGTGCAGTGTAGTTGGTTTGTCCTGCAGCACCTGTGGCTCTGCTGACATAGTAATCTTGTGTGGTTTTAGATGCCACACTCATGTTTTGAAAGTTAGGATTGATATCGCGGATGATGTACTGTTCTGGACGCTTGCCTTCTGACTCGTTTACAATCACACGAGCAACTTTGACCATGTCCACCCAGAACATTTCAAATGTTTCTGGATCACGCAAAAACACTTGATCACCGTACTTGATGGTGTTGCGAAATAGTTTGAATATGCGTTGATCCAGCTTGTTGAGTTTGGTCCACTGTTGCAGTTGTTTTTTGATAATTTCTATTTCGTGGTCAGTGGGTTTGTCAGAAAAATGTATGTCAAAAGGAGTTTCATTGTCTTCATTTAGCTGTGTGGAAAACTCAGCAATGATGTCCAAACAAGCATTTACTTCCGAATCCTGGTCCATATTTTCGTACTGATTGTAGCGTTCCACACGATTAGGGTGTCCAGAATACACTTCAGGCAGCCTACTGGCATAGTTTCTAAAGGCAAAATCATTGGGCGTGCCGCCGGTATAATCACCGCCACGTTGACGATCGTAGCCAGGGATGCCAAATTGATTACGTCCTGAAATTGGACTTAGTTGGCCGCCAACCCCATCAGGACCAGCAACTTTAAAATATTTACGCCATGACATATAGTTTTCCTTGCAGTATTTACCGCTGATCAGTGTTGATACTGCATTATTTTTGTGCTGACGCTGAGTTGATTGTTCATTACTCGCACCAATTCATCCAATTTGTTCAGTTGTTGACTCAGCAGTGCCAGCTGTTGAGAATTGTCAGTGGCAGGAGGAGGCGCTGTTACAGGCGTAGTTTCTTTTTCTTTTTGAGCAGTCTGTTGATTTATTTTGTCCGCAATAGCAGTGACCATGTCATTCACCGGTAAAACTTTGGAAAAATCCGGCATAATACTTTTCAACATATCTCCAGGGTTAGGAATTTTGGTGTTTACAATAGTATCCAATAACATCTTGACATCGTCCATTGAATTCATTAATTTTGTATCGGGCCGAATACTTTGTGTTAATTCTCCACCAGCTGTTTGTACTGCTTTGTAATTGCTCACTGTGTTTGATATAATACTGGCCAACATCTGAGGATCCATTTGTGGTTGTTTTATATCACCCAAATTACCTGCAATAGCTTTGGCCATGGCCTGTGTGTCAATGGGTTGTTTGTCACTAGACGATTGCGTGATCTTAATGTCGCCTACACCTAGTGCTATTGCCTTACTGAATTCTGGCATAAGTTGTCGGATCAAATCTGCTTGTTCCTTGCTAACATTTGCTGATCTTTGCTGGTCTGGACCCATGTTGCCCATCAAGCCTTTGACAAATTCTTTGACAAACGCAGAGTCTTTGATATCCACTGGAATTTTACCACGTGTCAGTGGTACAAATGCTTCATCTTGACCTGCTTCTCCTGCTACCACACTGGTTCCGCCCGGTCTGGCTTTGATAATACCACCCAATTCCATAAAATGCACAGGATCCCCTGCAACTGTTTGTCTCAATCCAGCTTGATTCAATGCAGCTACTGCTCTGGGATCGGTCTTGCCTTCTTCAATATCAATTGCACGACCGCTTTCATGCACACTGGTACCAGGTCGTGCCACTGGCATGCCTGAAGGACCAATGCCAGGTGTTCCTCTTCTTACCGTTTCATCATACAATCTTTGTTGATCTTCAAGAGATCTCACTGCACTGGTTACCGTTAATCTACGACCAGTCTCTTGAAAATACTGTTGTGCGGCTTGCATCACACGGTTTCTAACGTTTTCATCCAGTTGGTCAAAACTGGCTCTGCTTCCGCTTTGACCGCCAAAAGTAAGGTATGAACTTACATCACCAGTGCTAGGTACGGATCTGGTATTTTGGCTTTCAGGACCACTTGTATCTTGGTCTGGTTGTCCTAGTCCAAGGATGTTTGCAATAGCACTGCCAACTTGATGTCCTAAATGAGCTCCAACAACAGCACCACCAACTGCACCTAGTCCAGCAGTTGCACCTCCAACAGCAAGTGCTCCTACAGTACCGCCGATAGCAGTACCACCATAATCTAATGCTTTTCGTGCAAGGCCACCACCGCCTGTGGTTCCACCACCAACTGCAGCACCTCCGCCGGGTTCTTTAGCTCCTGGCATTGCTTTATTGGCCATGCCTGCAGCGGTATTTGTAGCGCCGGCTAGTCCTTTCATAGCTGCAGTAGCCGGATCTACTCCTGCTTGTACAAAACTCTGCAAACTATCTCTTGCATTCATTTGTTGAATACGCAATTTAATCTGTGCTTCGGTAGTAGGATCTAGACCTTTTTGTTGTAATTCTTGTTCGGCTTTGGCTCTTTCTTTTTGTTGTGCTGCATTTTCATCAGCATAACGCGATTGCATTTTGCTAATCTCATGCATGGGCAACAAAAAGTCACTGGTAGCGTTATAATGCGCCAGGCCACCAAAAGTATCTCTGGCTTGTCCAGCACCTTTTGCTAATTCACCAATATACTCATCAGCAGTATAAAAACCTTTGTTTAGCATTTCAACTGCACCGTGGGCAGTCATAAATGTCTTGCTCATTGCGCTAACATCGCCGCCAACACCTTGTTGAAACTCTTTGAGTGCAGTACCTGTGAGTCGCATAGCTATTTCATTGTTAGCTGTATACTGTTTAGATGCTTGAATATCTCCAGCATCAGCTTTGCGTTTTAACTCGTATTGCGTTTGATTAAATGCATCTTCGGCCTGTGCATCTTCCAATTTGCTTTGCATTTGCTCTGCACTCTCGCCAGTGAGTTTGCTTAACAAATCTAAGTTTTTAATGTAAGCGCCGCTCTGATCTGCTAGATTTTTGTTGATGTTGGCAGAAGATACACCAATGTTTTGTTGTTGTTTGACAAATAATGCTATGCCTTTGTTGATGTCGTCAGGTGTTTTGCCCAGCATCTGCAAACTTGCGCCAATATCACTGCGTTGAATTTCTGCGGCTGCATTGGCAAATGCCTTGGTTCCAGACGCAGCAGTACCACCAAAACTGGCTAGAGCTGCACTGTTTTCTTTCAGCAAGGCAGTCATGTCGCCCAGTTGCTCAATGCCATACCCAAATTTTTGCATGTTCTCAAAAATTTCAGTCATGCCTCCAGCGGCTGCTTGGCCACTGGAACTCAAATCTTTATAGGCTTTAAACAGTACATCAGCCTGTTGGCTGGCCGCTTTATTGTATTTGCCTAGTGCAATAATCCCAACACCCAGTGCACCTGCCAGTAATCCCAATGGTCCGCCCAAAGCTGCCAATACAACGCCCAGTTCGCCCACGGCATCTGTCACAGTTTCCACACTGTCGGCCATGACTTCTGCACCTTGTTTGCCTTGGTACATGGCCTTGGCAGTGTCCATGGCTGCCTTGCCCAATGATGCCAGTGCTTTGTTGCTGGCTGCAGTGTAGCCTTTGATACCTATAGAAGCATCTTTAAACGATTCATACATTTCTTGAGTGACGGGAATGCCGTTTTGAACCGCATAGTAGTAGTCGTCTATGGTCCGTTGTCGTTCTTCATCGGATATCATAATGGGCAGCACCTTTTGTAATCAACAAGTTTTTTAGTCATAATTATATTTAGCGAGGACAAAAATGACGCCAAACAACCCACTGAGACAGTATTTTAGACAACCTGCAATTTATATTAGATTGCCCAGCGGTGGGCAATTTTACCCTCCTGGTACTTTGACCATGACAGAAACTGGAGAAATACCTGTGTACCCCATGACTGCCATTGACGAAATCATGTACAAAACTCCAGATGCCTTGTTCAACGGTCAGGCCACTGTGAATGTGATTCAAAGTTGTGTGCCTGCAATTGTCAATGCCTGGGGTGTGCCTGCCATGGATGTGGACACTATACTGGTGGCCATACGCATTGCCAGCTACGGGCATGAAATGGAGTTCAACACACGTTGTCCCAAATGCTCAGCAGAAAGTGATCGGGCCCTGGATCTACGCAATGTAATGGATGCTATGCGTGCACCTGACTACAGTCAGAGCGTACAGTCTGGAGACATAGAAATTTATTTCAGACCCATGAACTACAAAAATTTAAATGACAACAATCAATTGCAATATGAAAATCAACGCATGCTGCAGATGTTGCCAGAAACTCGATTTGAAGACACAGAAAAAATGAATGCGCTGTCTGCTGCATTGAAAAAAATCACAGATATCACAGTGACTGCTCTGGCACAAAGCATTGCCACAATAAAAACGCCCACAGCCATGGTGTCAGAATCAGAATACATTGAAGATTTTTTAAAAAATTGTGATCGTACTCTGTTTGCTCAAATTAGAGATCATATTGTCAAACTCAAAACTCAGGCTGAAATGCAACCCATGAAATTGGCCTGTGACGAGTGCAGTCATGAATACGAACAATCTGTGGCCCTGGACATGTCAAATTTTTTCGCAGCCGCCTCCTAGTCTCGGATTCTGATGCCATTGGCAAGATTGTGGATCAGATGGACAAAGATATAAAAAATATCAGACAGGAGGCTATGCAGATGTCGTGGTACATGCGAGGAGGACTCAGTTATGAACAAGCACTGCAACTCAGTCAGACTGAAAGAGAAATAGTGAGTAATTTGATAAAAGAAAATATGGAAACAACCAAAAAGTCAGGATTGCCGTTTTTTTAACATGCTAGATCAAGAACAAGTACGTAGAGATATCTTGGCCTGGAGTGAAAACTTTATAGAAGTTCCGCATCCAGCACTAGGAGGCTGGCCTCCTTGTCCATATGCTCGCAGTGCCAGATTAAAAAACACAGTGGCAATTTTTACAGGCATGGATCCTTACTATGATTTAAAAAATCGCAGCAAGTGGGGCATGGGCCAGTACGAAGTCATAGTGTATGCATATGATCCTACAGAATGGCCATATGAATTGTTTAGTGCCAGTATCTCACAGGCCAACGAAGAATGTTTATTACGCCGAGACATGTTGGCCTTGGAGGATCATCCTACAGATCCAGAGATAGTCAACGGTGTAACAATGAATC